GCAGCCGGCCTCATTTGCTCTTGGCAGATTGAAGGCCGGGGCCATGAATAAAACCGAAGCCGCCTATGCTAACTATCTCGAAAAGCAAAAGCAGTTCGGCGATGTAGCATGGTTTGCCTTCGAGCCGATGAACCTGAAGCTGGCGGACAAATGCTTCTACCGGATAGATTTTTTGGTAATGCTCAAGTCTGGGCAATTAGAAGTGCATGAGGTGAAAGGATTTTGGACTGATGATGCCTTGGTAAAAATTAAAACAGCATCCGCAAAATTCCCATTCCGGTTTATAGCTTTGAAACTGGTTAAGGGTATTTGGGAAGTGAGGGAATTTTAAATTAGGTATTGCCATGGTTGGCATAAAATTACCCGAACTAAAATTTATTCCCTTTACCAGTAAGGGTTTCGCTTCGGGTATTTTACCCGAAAATTACCCAGCTCAATAGAGTTAATACTTGCTGTATGAAAACAGGAAATTCCCAACCTACGATGTTATTGCCAAGCAACTGGACATGAATGAAAAAACCATCCGAAGGCACCTGAAAGAAATGGATGTATTTAGTGACTTAAAACTAAAGCTGAAGTTAATGACGGAAAAATCGCTTATCACCATCGGTGTGAAAGCGGCACAAGGTGAGGGTGTAGGTTGGAATAAACTATTTCATGAGCTGGTTGATAAAGTTGGTGTAGAGGTAATCTAATAAAAGGACAAACTTCACATTACTATTTTATTTTTTTTAAAAGTAATAATAATTATTACTTTTGTATCATGCCAGCTCCAATGGGAAACAAAAACGCTAAAGGGAATAAAGGCGGCGGCCGGCCGACAAAATTCAAAAAGGAATTCTCCAAAATTGCCTACCAGATGTGCCTGCTCGGCGCCAAGGATGAAGAAATTGCTAAAGCTATTGATGTGAGTGTAAAAACATTGAATGAATTTAAAAAATTATATGTTGAGTTTAATACAGCCCTTAAAGAAGGGAAACAAATGGCCGATGCGGAAGTATCGGCTTCTTTATACCAAAGAGCTGTAGGATATAGCCATGATGATTTTGATATTAAAGTAGTGAATGGGAGAATTGTTAAAACCAAGATACGAAAGCACTACCCGCCTGATACAACTGCCGCAATCTTTTGGCTAAAAAACAGGCAAAAGCATAACTGGAGGGATAAGCAGGAGCATGGCTTTACTGATTTAGATGGAAAAGATATTTTGTTGGGATATGGAAAAGAAGATGATGATTAATGATACGGTTCAATCCAAGGATATTCAACCCGCTGTATTGGCATGTGGTGGACCTGTTATTCAACCAGTCCATAAGGTTCATACACATAGAAGGAGGATCATCAGCGTCAAAAACATTTTCAATATGCCAGGGAATAGTTTTTTATTGTTTGTCTGCAAAAAGGAACGCAGTAGTATTCAGACGCTTTCATGTGCATATCGAAGATACAACTTACGCTTCTTTCAAGTCGGCAATTGCAAAAATGCACCTGACTAATTATTTTATTTTCCAACAGGATGAAATAATATTTAAGGAAACCGGCGTGAGAATAGTTTTTAAAGGGTTGGATAATGAAGAAAATATAAAGGGAATTGAAGATTTTGATATTGTGTATGTGAATGAATGGAACCAAACTTTATTAAAGCATTGGGACCAGATGAGGAAAAGGCTAAGGGGTAGGCGGAACCAGAAATTTGTAACAGACTGGAACCCGGTGAGCGCTAATCTGTGGTTATACACGGAATGGATAGATACAGAAACATGGACAGACCTTCCTTTAGATATACCAGGATGCCCGGGTAAATACAGTTCTTTGAACCATGAATTTGCGTTTAAGCGAATAAACAGCATAGGAAATATGGTTAATATAAAAGTTACCTATCGGGATAATTTTTGGGTAGTGGGTCACCCGTCCGGCAAGGGTGGGTTTTATGACACAGAAACCATTCGTGATTTTGAAAGGGATAGGCAGCGAAATAGTATTAATTACAGGGTTTACGCTAATGGAGAGAGAGGGATATTTAAAACAGGCGGTGAGTTTTGGATACAGTTTGAGCCGGACAAACATGCGATGCCGATTGCTTACGAAAAGGGTCCCGTTCATGTATCTATTGATGATAATAGTTACCCGTATGTTACCGTGTCCGCCTGGCAGGTGTTCGGGAAAAACATCAGGCAGGTTCACGAAATACCTTGCAAAAGCCCTGACAATAATGCTCCTAAAGCGGCGAGAAAATTTATTGATTGGCTTTTTAGAGTCGGTCACAATGATGTTGTATTCGTTTATGGAGACCCATCATCAAAGAAAGCATCTACTGTTGATGAAAATAGTAAATCTTTTTATGATAAATTTTTTGAAGAGCTAAATAAAACGAGGTTTAAAATGCAAAACAGGGTCATAAAATCAGCCCCGGAAGTAGCGCTGAGTGCTGCCTTTATTAATGAGATATACGAAGTTGGCATAAATGGATACAATATAACTATAAGCGATTCATGCAAGGTGAGTATTGAAGATTACTTAACCGTAAAGCAGGCGCCGGATGGGACAATGTTAAAGCCAAAGGAAAAAAACACATTAACCGGTAAGATGTATGAAACTCATGGGCATTTCAGCGATGCCAAGCGTTACTTTATTATAGAGCTTTTAAAAGAAGAATGGAATAAATATAAATCAAGAAAAAATAACCTTGCTTCACAAGCGGGGTGGTTTAGGTAATGAATTATTCAAAAAATATTTTAGCCAATATAGGCAGAGTTGTTGTATCGAAGCACCCTGATATAGCCCAATCAATAATTAACCAGGTGGAAGAAAATATAGGCATTCAGAAAGAGGCTATTCAGTTTATGTTTGAAAGGTATTGCAAAATGATGGGTATTAAAGATAGCGAACTAACAGGGCCCGTTTTTAAATCAAGATTCACCGAAATAAGAAAAATCTTTATCAGTGTTATTATATCCTTTTATGGCGACCGAAGGAGGCTGAATAAGATTTTATCTGACATACTACAGCAGCCATCTTCTTTAATGTCAAGGCAAATTTCAGAAGTGAAATTCAGATATAAAAGAGATGCTGATTTTATGGATAAATGCAACAAGGCAATACAATGTTTACAAAAACCAATTAACTAAAAACTTATGGAACTGAGTGTAATTATTTCTCTTATAGAAAGAAACGACATACAAAAGCTGATAAGCTGCATGGATTCTTATTGCGGCACAAATGCATATAAAGAGTCTATTAAAAAATATGAAGTAAAGAACCATGATGTAATGGATAAAGCCAAGCGGCCTGATAAATTAGTGAAAGGGGAAGATCAGGAAGGAGATACCATTGTACAGGTTGCCAGGATACCTATACCTGAACAAAAACGCATAGTAAAATTATCTGCCGCTTTTATGGGTGTACCGGCGTTGAATGGTACGGCTAAAAATGATGCAGAAAAAAACATGCTCACGATTATAAATGCAATCAACAGCGATAATAAAATGGAGTATAATTTCCGTTCTATTCTAAAAATGACAATGAGTGAAACTGAATGTGCGGAATTGTGGTACCCGGTAGAAACAGAGGAAGGTTATTATGATGGTTTGCCAATGAAATCAAAGTATAAGTTAAGGGTAAGGTTGCTGGCTCCGTCATTGGGAGATGCTTTGTACCCAATTTTTGACAAATTCAATGATTTGATTGCTTTTGGAAGAGGGTATGTTATTAAAACACATGAAGAAGATGGAAGGGAAAAAGATATTGAAAGGCTTGATGTTTACACTGCCGATAAAATATACTACCTGCAAAAAGAAGGACAGGGGGATTGGGCCCCGGTTAAAATACAGAAGACAGGTGACGAAAAGGTTTCAGGGTCAGGCATTGTAAATATCTTTAAAAAAATACCTGTAGTTTATTACAGCCAGCCTTCGCCTGAATGGCAGGATGTAGAAAATCTTATTGACCGGTTAGAAAAGAAGGTAAGCAATCATGCCGATACCAATGATTATTTCGACAGCCCTATTGTACTTGCAAAGGGAGATGTGAAAGGATTTACTAAAAAAGGAGAGCAAGGCAAGGTACTGGAATTAGGGTCTGATGCAGATGTATCATACCTTACCTGGGATTCTTTACCGGAGTCTAAAAAAATGGAAGATGAAAATCTAAACAGGGCCATTGCAAAATATACACACACTCCAGACATCAGCCTTGATAACCTTAAATCTATCGGCGCTTTATCCGGCATAGCGCTGCGCACATTTTTTATGGATGCCCATTTAAAGGCATCGGATAAGGAGGAAATTTTTGGCATAGGTGTTACAAGGCGTATTAATTTTTTAAAATCAGCCGTGGCCATTCTCGATTCAAGATTGAAGCAAGGTAAGAGGGTTAATATAAAACCGGTGTTTACCTATTTTCTTCCAAAGGATATTCAAGGTGAAATTACTTCTATTGTATCTGCTGTTAATGCAGGTATTATATCAAAAGAATCAGCAGTAAAGATCAATCCTCTTGTTGAAGACTGGGAGAGTGAATTAGAAAAAATAAACCAGGAGGAAGAAAAGAAAACGAAACAACAGCAGGATAATATTGTTTTACCCGGTATTAAACATGAGTAGCCAATTTGTTAGCAAAAAATGTTTGCTATCTTTTTTCACGTCATAATTTATTTCCATTCATGATTTTTGTTTCAGTTTTACGATTGAAACAAAAAGCTCTTATACATGAAGGAAAAGATTATCGCCTCAATTAAGGCAAAATTCCCGGCTGTAAATCTTTCTAAAGCAAGGCTGGACGCAATAGCGGCTATACTTGAAAAGAAAGTTACAGACGAAAATGAAATTGATGCAAAGCTGGACGAGTTCAACGATTACAATCCGTTTGCAGACATTGCAAAACAAGATGATGCAATGCGTAACATGCAGAATAAATTAAAAACTGCCGGACAGCAAAATCCCACAAAAAAAGATTCCAATCACAACCAGGAAGACGGTGGTGACCCAAAGGATGATGATGATGACACCCCACCTTGGGCAAAAGCATTAATGAAAAGCAATAATGTATTGCTTGAAAAAGTGCAGCAGCTCGAAGGGGAAAAAACAAAATCATCCATCCAAAAGGCCATTGCTGATAAACTGAAAGAAATTCCCGGTAATTATTGGAATAAGCGAGCCATTCCTCAAAAGGAAGATGACATAGATCAGTTTGTAATAGACGTTCAGGCTGACTATGCAGATTTTCAAAAAGAATTGGTTGAGCAGGGGATAGCAGTGCATCCAGCACCTGTGGGCGGTAGTGGTTCCGGAAGAGGTAGGGGAGAAAAGGCAGCATCA